AGTACGTCGTCTTGTGCTCGACCATCAACAATGACTACACAGTTGTTTGCGCTATCCGAAGCGGCAGCATCAATGCTCCACACAGTGCTCGTAAGGTCAAAGACTGTACGTACACCCTTGAGCGCATTAATCTCGGCTTGCGTGTTAGCAGCACCTGCTACCTTCGGCTTACCCTCATAGATAACACCAGGGAACGGGTGCCATACAGTAACCGAACCTGCGACAGATGCGGTCTCAGTTGAAACACCCTTAGCAATACCGGAGAAACGCTCCGAAGTAGTACCGTTACCATCAGCCATGATAGCAACACCACCAGCGGTGCCGGTTTCTTTCGTAGGAGTACCACGAGCGATAGACGCCGCAGTACCAAGAGCAACGACGCGTGTTACCGCGAAGCCGTCGCTCAAGTTCTTTAATTTGAAACTCATGTTAGGGAAATACAATTTAGTAATTCCCTCCACTTCCTATTTTTGCGCTCTGTTACGAGCTGCAATAACGTCCTCTTTTGTCAGATTGAAAGGCGCACGCATAAGCTGTTGCTCCAAAAGAGTCGGCTCAAACGCTTCTTGTGCGGGACGCATGGGAGCACCAGGTGCAGATACAAAGCTGTTCGGGCGTGTGCCACGACTAGCTTCTTCTGCGATAAGTGCGTTACGTTTTGCGTTGACGATTGCACGAGCATTTGCGAGATCGGTGTCAGCGTTGCCACTTGGTTTGATAGTGTTCTCAAGATAGTGAATGGTGAGCTTACGCTCTACCTCATCTTGAATACTCTCAGCCATGTCTACAGCGCGTCGGTTCTCTCGGTCATGCTCAATGCGGTCAAGGTCTGCAAAGGTAACAGGCTTGGTCTTGTCTACCTCAACGGTAGCGTCAACACCTGCCTCACCATCAAGCTCGGAAAGCTGTTGCTTCACACGGTTTAGTGTAAACTCCAGCTTCTCGCGCTTAGTCCTGCCACTTTTGTGCTGTTCAACCCTATCAAGCTCTGCTTGTAGAGGATTAGGTTGTGAAGGTTCTGGCGCAGGAGTTTTTCCTGCTTCCGGTGCTACGGCAGGTGTAGCGATAATATCTGCCTTTTTTTCTGGTTCCATGTCGTTATTGTTAGGCCAACGGTGCCTTGATAATCTCTCTAAAGGGAGAGGTCCTCGCCAGCGAGCAGTCGGTACAACTTGTCTTCCTCCTGCCCGTACCAGATAGCTGCTTTTGCAAACAACATCTGTTCCGGCGTTTCAGCTTTATGAATACCATGCGTTACCGCAATGTACTCAACCTGTTTTCGCACAACAGTCCGTGCGGTGGATTGTAGCATCATCCTTGCGCTCTCACTGAGCATCCTAGCGAACTCAAACTCAATAGGACGACCGTCGATTGCAAGTTTTCCGCTACTGTCTACTGTAAGTATATCGCCTGATTGTACCACTGCAAGTTTGTCAAGTATAGCATTCGTGAGCACTATACGGTCGCGTATCGAAATACGTGACCGAGATAGCACCCACGCTACGAATTGTACAAACCTACTTGTCATTTTTAGCCGCCTTTGCAGCTTCTTTGGCTGCCTTAGCTTCCGCCTTTGCAGCTTCTTTGGCTGCCTTAGCTTCCGCCTCTCCATTTTCTTCTCCATCTCCACGCTCAACAACTTCATCAAGCTCAAGCACTTGTCCTAGGTACTTCACATACTGCGCCTTGACTGCTGCCTCCTCGTCCTCAATCTTTTCACCTGCCTTCACGCGGTCTTTAACTGCCGCAATAGCTCGCGCGAGCTTCATTTGATTAGCAGCCCATTTATATTCGTATGCCATATTACATCTGTGGTTGATTAATTGGTAATGTTGGTAATGGTTGCACCGGTTGTCCCTGCTTAGGCGTAATCCCCTGCTGTTGCGGGTTCTTATTCTTGTACCTATCAGGGTCGCCTTCCGCAAACTCCTCAATAATGAAGTCCTCGACCACGGCTTCTTGATCGGTAAACGGTGCAACACGAGGGTCAGTGAGCATCTGAAAGGCAAACGCCTTCTTCTGCTTATCGTTGCCAGTAGAACGGTCGGTTATCTGGTCAGAGTCTACTGTGAGCGAGTATCTAGTACGAGCAAGTAAATACGGGTTCACCTTCCATGTACGCTGGTCGCTCTTGTATCCACCATTCTCCTCATATAGGTTCCACTCCATCTCTTTTATCTCATCTTCGGTAAACTCGCGCCCCATGAACTCATCGGTAAACACAATCTTGTTCGTCACATTCTTTCCCTTCTCTGTACCACGAGCGAGCACCTCTTTGTACTTCATACGGATAGACTCTGGTACGGTAGCGTCAATCTCGCCCACAGTGGTGTGCTGAATGATGCAGTCCACTGTAAGCTCGCCCACCTGCTTAATGAGGTTTGCGATAAACACGCCAAAGACGCCAAGAAACACGCGTGCATTCTGCTCTGCCTTGCTTGTAGCGTATGCAGTCACACCCTTCTCAACACTACCCTGCATTATCCTATCCTGTGTACTGTCGGACAAGTCGTCCTTCTGCATGTTTATCGTGTTGTAAAGCGCGGCAAGGTTCGGTCCCATGCTATACGGCGTAACAGACGCACCTTGTGGCAGAGTGACAGTGGCACCGGGTACCATGACCGCACCGTCCATCTTTCCGACGCCTGTGAGGAAGTGCACCTTGATAACGTCGAGGTAGGTCGCATCATGCACGAGCTGTTGCATGGTGTTTAGGAATTTATCATCCCAATACTCCTTGAACGCCCCAGACTTACCCCACACAAAGCGTCCTGTGGGGTCGATGGGTTCAAAGTATGCCATCGCAAATGGAAGCATAGGTACCAGCATCCACTCGTTCTCGATAAGAGACATCCTGCGATGCTTCATCATGTTTGTGTTCATGGGGTCATTGTAGTCACCCATGAGCACACCGCCTACCCACTTCACCTCCAAATCGTCGAATGGGAAGTAGAATGTAAGCTCCTGCACTTGCGTCTCATCTCCTTCCTCCCAGTCTACATCAAACACTTGTCCGGTAGCGGCAAGCATAACGTGTGTTTTCCCTGCACTAACGAAGTCAAAAGCATCTTGACCGTTGTGTGTATATTTGCCTGCGTTCTCTGCGCGTGATTGATCGTATGAAATCTTGCGCTGACGTATCACACAACGTTGTAGCGGTAGTGGTGTGTGGTAGTCAGTAAGTAGTAGCTCGTCAATCGGGAGATTGTGTAAGTGTAGTCCAGTAAGAATATCATCCACAGCTTTCGTAATCTTGATGCTTCCGTCCATAAGACGTTGCTTCACGGTGCGGAATGCCTCGACATACTCAACCATGACAAACACAGCAGGGTTCACAAGTGCGGAAAGGACTATAAACAGGAAGTCTACCTCATATCCTGCTTTCTTTAGATGGTTCTCAATAAGAATACGCATCACCTTCGCGGTCATCTTGTCCTCCTCGTTGCGCTCGTTGGTTGCGTTCACGTATGGATAGAGCATCGCCGCCAACATGTGTGCGAGAATACTTATGAGCTTGTTGCGTGCGGTGTTCTTGCGTCCCTGCCATCGCCACCGTTTGTGCTCGGGGAGCCATCTCATCCCCACAATGGCACCGAACGTCTCTTGGTCGAGTCGTGTACGGTCGATGAGGTTATGACCGTCAAACTCATCCCATGTCTTGTATAAAAGTGTATATGCACGGTCGTATTCTTTCTTGCACAGTGCAAATAGTTTTTGCACTTCTTGTGGTGGATTGTACGACGACTCAGTTAGTTTCTGTCCGCTCACGGGAGCACCCGTCTTATCATCTAGTATTAAGTTTGCAATCATAAATATATTATGCTACCTCACATTGAATAGTCAATGATGCTCACATGACCATCAGACGACGAAGGTCCGCCTGTCATATTGTCCTCTACAAGCGCGAAGTACCTGAATTGATCTGCACCGTGCGAAGTCCAGTCGTGTAGAGGGTTGTCCTTGAACATGTGCTTATTCTCGTCATACTCCTTGGTGTACTGTGGTATGAGTTTCAGCCATTCCTTACACTTCTCCTTATCTACCCACAATTTGTTGAATACTGCACGAGCATGGTCGATACCATCCTGTACACTAAGTGACGGCACAACCTCAAACTTGATACCAAGCTCCTCCGCTGTCTGCAATCTAGTCTTACCAGTACCAAGCTCGCGCACCTTAATGTCGTGCGGTGCGAAGTGTTTGCCGTACACATACGGTTTGTCCTTCACCTTCTTTATGAACTCAGGCAATCCAAGACCCGAGTGCTCCTCATAGTCTATCATCCTACGCTCATGTCCTGCCGCCTGATAGAACCCTACTGCCATAGCGTCACTGATACCCAAGTCCCACACCGTGTGTACAGGTATAAGCGGATCATACGGCACATTCGTGAACCGTCCCTCTCGTTCTGCTTGTGCATATTGCGCTGAGTAGTATGCGCCAAGAATAGATGCGGTGTACGAGCAGTAGTACTCCTGTTGGTACAAAGAGTCATCCCCGTGCTTGGCTATAATCTCCTTGCGTTCTTGCTCAAGTACCTCTGGTGGTATCGCGTGTGTGTCGTCCACCGTAATAACAGAAACAAACCACTTCGGATCATTCTCTGCCATCATGTGCAGATCGTATGCATGGTTCTTACCTCGTGGTGTCCAGTTGAATATCGCCCACCCGCCGTTCTCTGCAAGGATAGGGCGTATGTAGTCCCAACCCTTTGGGTTTTGTAGTGAGTACTCAGACCACACAGTACCGATTGGGTTAGTACCAACAATACTGTCAATGTTGTCAGCACCTACCACCTGAAACAGCGACCCATTCCTGTACCGCAACTTCATCTCGGTATCGTTTGGCTTGCCATCACGTAGCTCTGATGGAAAGTGGTCGATAAAACGGAAGCCTGACTTGTCCGACCCTTCCCATAAAATCTTTTTACCCTGTGTGTAGGTAGGGAAAAAGTAGTAGTACGCACCAACGCGCTCCATCATCTTCTTTGCGACAATGTTCACGTCTACCTTTTCCTTACCTCCACGTCGATGCCACACCTGAATAGCACGGGTGTAGCCGGAGTCAATTGCTCTGAGTAACGGGAGTTGGTAGTCTCGTGGTGTGAAGTGGTAAGGAAGAGTAATCTCCTTTGTTTCATTCATATTTTACAACCTTTACAATCACTGGATTGTCTTTGTCGCCTGCGATTGGTTGTACTGATTTACCAAACGTCCTATCAAGCATAGAGTCGATTGCACGATTGTCAGGGTCTTTTGTTGTCAAAAAGTAATATGCTGCCCTTGGGTCATTTTCATCATTCTCGTCTCCTTCGTCAACAAGACCTTCGAGGTAGCTTTCAATTTCCCATTGCGATGTAACTAGCTCCGGTTTTTTACTTCGATACGATTTACCTCCTTTGGGACCAATAATCTCTTCCTTTTCAATCTTGTATAGATACGTCTGTCCACGAGCCAACGTCATTTGTGACTGAAAAAGAATATCGGCAGACTGTAAAATCTTTTCCCGATACTCTTTTAGTACTGCCTCTTTTTCAAGAGTTGCAGCATTTTTCTTACCCTTTGGCCTTCCTGCGCCTGGTTGTCTACCTCCTTTAGCCATAAAGATTTGAAAATCTAAAAATCTATGTTGTTATTTCTTCTTCTCCACTCCCTTT